TCATTCCATTTCTAAATCATCAATTTTCACCTCAAGCTCCAGACTGGTAACAAAGCCGTTATCCGGGCTGATGGTGTGCGTCAGCGTTGTTATGGTCCATTCCGCGTCATCTATTGGCTGCTTAAATCCGCTGACCTTCACCGGCATTTCCGTATAGAGATCGGCCCTGCCCTCTGCGAGCTGCAGGAAAAATGAAGCCACCCCGCGCTGCAGCCGTTCCCACTGCATTTTCGCAGCCCGTTCAGCGTTAGCCCTGTTTGCATAGGTCCGGTTAAGTACCAGCACGTTTTCATCCGTACCGACCAGGTAATCCCCCTGTTTAGCCTCCGGTTCCTTTGGTTTCGTGGTCTTCCTGCGGCGGCGCTTAACTTTCGTCGTTTCCTTTTTCTTTGGCTCCCGGGTATGCAGCCAGCTGGCAATAACGCCGGTATAAGCGCCACGGTCTGCCAGGGTGAAACGGTGGCCGTCACCATCCTTTCGCGTGATGGTCACAACCGGCAGCGGCTTTCCGCTTGCCGTTCTCCCCTGCCCCTGCCGGATAAACAGCAGATTGCCGCTTTTGACTGAAGCTATAGCCCCGTACTGTCTCGCCAGTTTCATCAGGAAACTCGCATCGCTTTCGTTCGTCTGGTCCAGGTGATCCAGTAGCCGGTCTGAAAGGTCCTGACCGATAGCCATTTGCAGATTATGGCGGGTTGCAATCTCCCTGATAACCTCCCCCACAGTTATCTGATGCCAGGACTTTTCACGGCGGATATTCAGGGTTGTCCGGAAATCAGCACTGCGGGCGCGAATCGTGAGGCGATCAGGCGCGCCGCTGTGTTCAATTTCATCCACCGTAAACGACCCTTTAGGGAAAAGTGGCTGGCCTTCCCATCCCAGCGCAAACTGGATCACCGCACCGCGACGCGGCAGGACAACCTGCCCGTCCGCATCATCCAGTTCCAGATCAAGCTGGTCCGCTTCAAAGCCCCGGTTATCGGTGAGCGTCACGCCCATCAGGCGGTTATCCAGCACAGTTGTAACGTCCTTACCTTCGATAACGATACTGAAGGCCGGGCTTTTGCCGTACAGGCTAAGGAGTTCAGAGCTGAAATTCACTGCAGTAACCCTCCAACCGTATTAGTAATATTCCCTATCGCAGACGATGCGTAGTCTCTCAGGTTACTGAGCTGGTCGCTCAGGCTGCCGAACATACCGGACAGCGATTCATCCACCCGCTTGAGCGTCAGCGTGAACTCAATCCGCCGTGGCATCCCGCTTTCGAAAAATTCCGTCTTTGTCTGGCTCAGGCCCTCAATCACAAACATGCCGTATATGGTCCCGCTGCCCTCAATCAGGGGCCACGCCTTCCCCTGTTCCGCCATCTGCTCCAGCGCCAGTAGGGACAGCCTGCCCCCGGTGATTTCCGGCAGCAGGACGCCGGAAAGCGTCAGCGTGTCGTTGTCCGGGCCAAGAAACTGCGTTGACGGGCGGCGATTGATGCGGCTGTTAACCGCATGCCGCCAGTTGCGCTGATACTGCAGTTCCTGATACGGCACCGTGCGCAGCATGAAAACGTATAGCCCCAGCACCATCATCATGATTCATACCCCCCCTGGTCACTGTAATTGCTGCGCGCCTTAGCGCGGGTGCGGCGTTCGCGCTCGTCGAGCTGGCGGGCAACTTCGCGCGCAATATCCTGCGGGTTCTGCCCTGGCTGCGCATGAATAGTGATCGGCGCGTGCGTTTCAAAGTGCATTACTGTCGGTGCGCGCTCCGCCTTCGCGGGCTGGCTCTGTTTGTATGCCATTGCGGGAAGGCTGAACGGATGCAGGGGGGCAGCTTCTACAGGTGCCGCCGCCATGCCCAGGGTTCCGGCCACAACCGATGCCAGCGCCGCCGTGCGCCGCCTGCTGGTCACACTTGCCGGACCGTTCACAATTTCAGGGCCATTCTCACCGACTATGCCAAACTGGCCGCGCGGGATAGCGCCCCCGTTGTCATACATACCCGCAAAGCCCATTATGGGAATTCCGCCTGGCGGCAGCACCACTTTCCCGTCACTGTTCACCGTGGCGGGCTGTTGCTTCACCACCTGGTCCGGCAGCTTCGCTTTCGCAGCTTCCTGGCTGACAATGCCAAGTTTTTCAAGCAGCCACGACACGCCAGATTTAAGCGACTCCAGCGGTTGCATCACCATATTCAGGCCTTCAGCCAGGGCCTCACCAAACCTTTTTCCCATGGCGGCCGCGTTGTTCAGCTCCTCAGCCGTGGATTTAACCGGCGTCAGCAGATCCCGGAACCATCCCCAGAGCGCCTGCACCTTATCCCCTATCCACTGGAATAAAGGCCGGACAGGCTCAAAGGCTGCACTGATAGGGGCAGCCGCAGCCCTGAACCCTTCCACCACACCACCCAGAAAAGCGCCGATTGGCTGCCAGTATTTCCAGATAACCAGTGCCACACCCGCAAGAGCAGTAACTACCAGCCCGACAGGGCTAAGTAGCGCCCCCAAAAGGCCAGAGATACCAAATAATGCGCCCCGCAGTAATGCAATCGGGCCGGATGCCAGGAAACGGAAGATCCCCCCGGCAGCGGTAAGCCCTCCGCGAAGCGCCGCCAGGGGGTTCATCACCGCTGCTATCACGCTGCGCGTTCCGGCCATTCCTGCACGGAATACCGCCACCGGCGCACCTGCCGCCGCTCTCAGTGCATTGACTGCAGCTCCAGCCGAGCGCTGTAGGGCATTCAGCGGGGCAGTAAGCAGGCCAGTGCTAGCCCCCGTGGAAGCCATTCCGCGCCGTAACAGGGAAAGCGGCGCATTCGCCAGCCATGTCAGCGCGCTGCCGGTACGCGTAACCGCCGTGAATACAGACGGCAGTGTTTTTACGCCAAGCATGGAAAAGCCAAACCGTAAAACCGCCAGCGGCCCCAGCACAGCCGCCACCACAACAGCTAACGTACCAAGTCCAAGCGTGATCGCAGCGGTAGCGGCTGCCACTTTCATCAGCGTGCCTGCCAGCTGCGGATTAACTTCAATCCAGCGCCGTAGCGCCCCGGTTACGCTTTTCACGTAATCCATGATATCCATCAGCGGCTGCCGCAGCGTTTCGCCCAGGCTGCTGAAGGCGTTCTGCGCCCCCGTTTTTACCAGCATCCACTGCGCAGAAAGGGAATCCCGGTTTATGTCGGACTCTTTCTGCATTGAGCCATTTGCGCTATTACCGGCAGTGAGCTGCAGCTGACGGCGCAGCTCCGGCAGGTTGTTAGCCAGCTTTGCTGCATCATCGCCATATTCCTTGCCAAACAGCATTGTCATGGCGGACAGGCGTTTGTCCTGCGGCAGCTTTTCCACCTTTTCCATCACCCGAAGAATGGTGCCCATGGCATCCTTCGTCATCTGCTTTTCAAGCTCTTCTGGCTTGAGCTTCAACATATCCATGCCATCCATAAAGCGGTCACTTTGCATGGTGGCAATGGACAGCTCACGCACCATGGCGTTTGCGGCGCTGGCTGCCACTTCCGGCGCTGCGCCCAGTGACAGGAACGTGGAGCCAAGCGCCGCAGCCTTACGAAAGTCCAGACGGTCAGCCACGCCCCCCATGCGCTGCAGCACGTCGATAATGTCCGCGCCCTTTGACATGGCGTTATCGTCAAGGTAGTTCAGCGCATCGCCCAGCTGCTCAATATTGCGGGTCGGCACCTTGTAGAGACTGGCGATTTTCCCCAGGCCTTCGGACAGTTCATCGGCGGGCAGTTCAAACGCGGTTGCCGCTTTGGCTGCCGTACTGGCAAAGGCCAGAAGGTCACGCTTCTGGTCTTCCCATGAGTCATTCGGGTTCGCCACGTTCATACGCGCGCCACCTTCGACCAGGGCGGCATAGTCCACCGCGCCATTTTCCATGGGCAGCTGTTCACTGGCAGCCTTGATCGCATCCTGCATTTCATAGAACCGCGCGGTGCGGTTGCCGTCATCGTCACGCAGTCCATTGACCTGCTTTGCCACGCCTTTCATGACATCTTCCATGCTGGCATAGCTTTTCACCGCCGCCACGACCGGCGCGCCCATTGCCAGCCCTGCGGCTGAAGTCGTGGCCCCGGCTCCGGCAATACGGTCCCGCACTTCCAGGCTCCGGGAATACTGCTCCCTGACGGCATTAACCCTGGCCTGTTGCTCACCGAGTCGTTTAAGGGATTTCTGCTGACGGTCCAGCGCCTGCCGGGTTTCGTCGGCATTCTGGCGCAGCTCGCGCTGGGCGCTGCTGAGCTTACGGGTATCCATCCCGGCCTCGTTCAGCGCAAGGCGTTGCTTCTGCACCGACTGGCGCAGGCCGTTGTATTTAGTCTGCAGCTCCGACACGCGGTTTCTGGCCTGCTCAAGCAGGCGCGCCTGCGCCGCCGTCGGGCGGTTTGTATCGGTAAATTGCGTGGCGAGCCGGGCCGCTTCTTCGCGGGCGGCTTTAAGGTTGTTACCGGTGACGGCCAACTGCGCGCTGGTTTTACGAAAGCCTTCAATTTTGCCCGCCTGAGCATCCAGCTCTTTCAGCCTGGCGCGGCTCTGTTGAATGGCGGTAGCCAGCTCTTTCGAGCTGGCCTGCGCAGTACGGAATGGGCGGGTGAGTTTATCAACCGCATTAAGAATCACCTGCAGACGCAGGTTAGTGTCACTCATCGCTGGCCCCGCTTCTCTGTATCGCTTTATGCCGCCACTCCAGCACTTCGGTCAGCGGCATAACGTCAGTGACGGACGGCGGCCAGTGAAAAATGGTGGCGATGTCAGCCACTAGATCGTCAACCGTCAGGCTGTCGGTAAACCGGCAAGCACCGACTTCTTCAACAAAAAAGTCACCACCTCAACGGACAGCGCGGTGAGATCGGCGGGGTCCAGCTCTGCCATTTCCTGCGCCGTCAGTGTCGGCGTGGAGATACGCGGAATGACGGTCATCATTGCGCCCACGTCCATATCCATAATGGCCTGCAGGCGGGTGCCACGCAGTGCGCCGGACTGGGGTTTGCGCAGCACAATTTCCGTGATTTCGGTTTTACCGCGCTTGATGGGAGTATCCAGCTGTACGGTCTTTTCAGTCAGCTTGTCGGTCATGTTCTCTTCCTGTTAATAGGTTCTGGCGCGGCTGCCCGCGCCGTTCAGTTAATCAGAGGCCCAGGGCGTTACGGTGCGCTTCCATCAGGTCCACACCGTCAACGATTTCAATCATGTTGACCACATCGACCTCATAGAGCACTTCACCGTTGATCGTCAGCTTCGCGTAGCTGTTGGTGCTGCTCACTTTGGTGGTGTTGCTTTCGCCGGTCTTCCACTCCCCGGAATCCAGCTCCTTGTGACGCCCGCGCACGACCAGCTCCACGGCCTGCACTTCCCCGGTGTCGTCACGCTGAATGGAGCCGGTAAAGCGCAGCTGGATGCCGTCCACCGTAGTCGCCCCCATTTGCTTGAATAACAGCAGTTCGGTGCCGCCAATTGAAAATTCCGTGTCCAGCGCGCCGTCATCCAGCCCCAGATCGATATCCACCGAGCCGGGCATACCGCCGCCGCGATACTTTTCAAACTTGCGCGTGAATTTCGGCAGAGTGACTGACTCAACGATCCCCTGCCAGTTGTTACCCGCGTTGAACAGGTTCAGGTGTTTTAACTTGCGTGGTAAAGCCATGAGGTCCCCTTACGCGCTAACCCGGCTGGAGAAATCCAGCAGGTATTGATCGGTGATACGCTGGCGCAGCATCAGGTTTTCAAGCGGCGGCACCGGCGTGTAGTCGTAGTCGATAATGAGTTTCCCGGCTTTCAGGGAGTCCTTATCATTCACGGATTCATCCAGCCAGCAGTCCGCTCCGATGATGTAGCCCTGCGTTTTCAGGTTGCGCAGTTTGGCGCGGATACCTTCGATAATGTCGCGGGCCAGCGACGGGTTAAGTACGCCATCCACCGCCCACATGTGCGCTTCTGCGATGGTGTCGGCCAGCACCTGCGCCGTGCGGGTGTAGTTTTCAAAGGCAAACAGCGGATCGTCACTGAGGCAGCGGGAACCCCAGAAGCGGAAGCCATCTTTGCGGATCAGCGTGGTCACATCGTTCTGGTTCAGCAGCCCTGCATCGGTGGCCGGGTCCTGCAGATCCCAGAACACATCTGCAGAAAGGCCGGTGACGCCGTTCACGCCCACGTTGGACAGGGATTTGTGCCAGCCGGTCTGCTCGTCAATTTTGGCGCGCAGGCCGAGCGCACGGGCGGAGGCGTAAGCCGTCGCATCTGCATTCAGCACGGTGTCAAAGTTAATGAAGTCAGGCCAGATCAGCATCCCTTCGCGCTGGCTGAAGTTATCGCGGTAGGCAATGGCTTCCTCCACAGTTTTGCAACCGTAAGCGGACAGGTAGGCAAACCCGCGCAGGCTCTGCGCCACGCTGAGCAGCTCAGTTGAAACCGCCTGCGTATCATGCCCGGGCACACCGAGAATGCGCGGCTTAACGCCGAGCTGCGACTGCGCCGAAAGCAGGGCCTTCATGCCTGTTTTTTTACCGTCAGCGGTCACGCCGCCGATGATGTTGGAGGTGGTTTCCGCTTCGGTTTCGCCCTGCGCCACGCGCACGACAACCGTCACAGGTTTTGCCTGGTCTGCAATCGCATCCAGCGAGCTGGCCAGCGTGCCGGACTCGCCCGCTTTGCCGCTGGCGGTCAGTACATCAGTCAGCAGGACCGGCTTGTTGAGGGGAAACATGGCAGCATCGGCATCATCGCCGGTGCAGACCATGCCCACGATAGCGGTGCTCACCGTGGTAATGGATCGGGTGCCGTCGTTGACTTCAATAACGCGCACGCCGTGGTGGTAATCCTGAGCCATAAGGCAGTCTCTCCGGTTACAGGGGGTCTGCTTATGTTCTGGGTGATGGGTCCGCAACGCACGTAACCGGCTATGTGTCACGGATGGCACAATAACGACTGCCCGGCTTTTGCTACAAAACCTCTTGGCCTACGCCTCCGGCAGATTCGGCCATATAATGTCGGGAGCCGTCGAAACATCGGCGGCTTTTAACGTTTTGATATAGTTCATCCAGGTTATAAGGCTGGATTTGTCTTCATCACTGATGATTCCCAGCTGCAATTCAGTCTGCCAAAAGCTGATTTTTTCCTGTGCTTCTATCAGCAATATGGCCTTTTGCTGTTTCGCCGCTTCAACATGAGCAGTATGCTGAGCATCAGTATCTGTTACCCACTTTTCCCGGTCCCATTTATCGAATCTTGTTCCCGGTGCAATTGTGGTAAATCCCTCTTTTATATCACCAATATAATCAACTACGCTGGCGGCCCCGTCTTCTGTTGAATAGACGGTAATGCCACGGTTATCAGCTTTCCACTGCCAGCCATCATTGCTAAAAACTGCAACCTCGCCAGTGGATTCATCACCAGGGTCAATATCTGTTGAATTCCCCGGCATGCTTACGCCGAGGTTAATATATTCATCAGACCAGCCGGTATATTCCCCAGTATCTGGATCGTAATAAAAACAACGAATGGTCCCCGCTTCTGAGGCCAGTCCGTTTACATCGAAAAGAGGTTTCATTATTTAGCCCTTACCAGGAAGTTAAATGCAATGTTGCGCGGCCGGGTTTCCGTTGCCGAGCGAACAACACGAGAAGAGTCAAAGTTGTGATCCGTTACTGCATTACCTTGCGGTTGCAGAGCCAGAGAAACACTTTGCCCCGTATCAGCAGCATCAAACACGCCGGTACCCTGATTGTTAGAAAAATGCACTATCCCCTTGATTGCGCCAGTCATCTTCTGAACTGCATCAGTCTGGCTTGACAGCAAAGCACGTCCGGAATCAATGCCGCGCCCATCATCCCAAATACGCAGAAATTCGCCTCGTGCTTCAGGCAATACCAGACCAGGAAAAGCCAACGCCAGCTTAGGGTAAGTGGATGCGGAGAACGTCGCCCCGTTAAACCTTAAAAACACCATGTCGGCCCATTCAGGCATAACGGTGTTTGGCATTGCCGCAGAAGGCCATAAAAAGGGGACTCCTATTGCAGGAGCGCCTGCTCCTAAACCAAGGTAATTAAGAATGCCCGCAACCGACTTGCCGGACAGATCGGTTAAGGTGCTGTTGAGCGGCTGCTTGCCAGCAAGGGCATTTGTCATGGTGGTGGCGAAGTTTGGATCGTTACCCAGCGCCTCTGCCAGTTCGTTCAGCGTATCCAGTGCCGCCGGGGATGAAGCAACAAGCGCCGCAATAGCTGATTTAACAAAGGCCGTGGTGGCAATCTGCGTATTGTTCACCGTCTGCGCGGCAGTGGGCGCGGTTGGCGTTCCGGTCAGAGCAGGGTTTGCCAGCGGGGCCTTAAGCGCCAGCGCATTGTTTATCGTTGTTGCCACCGCCTGCACAAAGGCAGTAGTGGCAATCTGCGTATTGTTCGCCGTCTGCGCGGCAGTGGGCGCGGTCGGTGTTCCGGTCAGTACAGGGCTTGCCAGCGGGGCCTTCAGCGCCAGCGCGTTGTTGATGGTGGTGCTGAAAGCGGGATCGTTGTTGATTGCTGCTGCAATTTCTTTCAGCGTGTCCAGCGTGGCCGGCGCACCGTTAATCAGGGCAACCAGCGCCGCCTGTACAAAGGCTGTACTGGCAATCTGGGTTGAGTTATTTCCCACCGGTGCGGTTGGCGTTTTCGGCGTGCCGGTCAGCGTCGGACTCTCTTTTGGCGCATACTGGCTGTGAGGATCTGCAGCAGTAAGGTGCTTTGCCATCAGGTCATCCACATACACCTTAAGCTCCAGCACCTTATCATCCAAGTACTTACGGGTTGCCAGCACCACGGAAGGGTCAATTTTAAGCGTGATATTATCGGTACTGCTGGTAATCAGTACCATGCGCACCGTCTGGGTACGCCCGCTTCCCTCTGCCAGCTGGGGCTTGTAACTCTCCGGGCAGTTACCGACGGCAATCAGCGCGCCGGTATCATCGAACAGCCCAACCTCACGAATCCACCAACCGCCCTCCGTTTCGGGGATCACCTGCTCAGCAATCATCTGGCTGCTGTTCTGCGGATCGATATACAGCATGTTGAGGTCAGCGCGACGCTTTTCGGCTACCAGTTTTGTCTGTTGTGCGCTGGGCGTGGGCAGCACACCGCCACCATCACCCACCGCCATCTGGGTTATTTTCAGCGGAACACCGAGTGCGGCGGCGCTTGCCAGTTTCGCCGCGCCGATCTCCGTCAGCAGGGTATAAAATTTTGCGCTCATGGATTCACTCTCATTGTGTCAATAACATGGACCGCGCCGCCCTCGTAAGCGGTGCCGCCGGAAATAATGGTTTCGTTGATGTACGGATAAATCGTGATTTCTTCGCCGGTATAGGTAGCAGCACCTACCCACAGATCGCCGCTGGTCTGCAGGTTTATGGACATGCCCACCAGGTGACGGCTGCACGGTTTGGCATCACTAATCAGCCGCTCCAGCTCCAGATAGGTTTCTTCCGTAATGCCCTGGTCCTGCACGCCGATATCCAGGCGAAACGTACCCGGCGCCTCACCGGTCTGCCACCACTCAACGACGCGGATCAGAAAGCCGAACGGCTCCACGACACGCCGCACGGCGCTGGTTGTCCCTTTGTGCTGATGGATATAGAAAGCGTCCTGCACCACCCGGCGCTTCACGCTTTCGGTCCAGCTTTCGTCCCAGCGGTCAACGGAAAAGGCCCAGGCCAGATACGGGAGAAAAGCAACGGGACACGTTGCCGGATTCCATAAATCACGCAGCGGCACCTGCAGATCGGATATCCCGCTGCAGGTCTGCGCCAGGCGGCGCTCAAGCGGTGACGAACCGGGCGGCAGCAGGCTATTCATCCGTGCCCCCGTTGGTTACGCTCCATTCCGTACAGGACGCTGCCTGCGTCTTATCCAGCACCACATCATCCAGCGGGGACGCCAGCTCCACACGCTGGACACCCTCAACATGCAAAGCGGCATAAATCGCACTACGCCGGATATCACGTCCCAGCCGCGTCTGACTGGCGATGTACTTCTGCAGGCTGGCTTTAGCCTCAGCCATCACCGGCTCAGCTTCCGGGCCGGGATACAGGAAAATCGTTGCATCCACGCGGTACGGGATAATTTCGGCGCTGCGCACCATCAGGCGATCCGCAACCGGGCGCACGCTCTCACTGTTAAGCGCCTGCTCAACAACCGCCAGCAGATCCGCCCCTGCCGTACCGTCTCCCTCACGGCTCAGCACGGTAAGCAACACCTCAGCCGGTGCCGGACTGGTTGCGCTGGCGTCCGCCACGCGCCCGTCCGCACTTTTAGCATGAAACTCATATGCCGCCGTCGGACCCGCAACGGACAAACCTTCGAATGCAGCAGGAACACGCAGGCGCAGCGCCTCGTCACTTTCCATAACGGCAGCGACCGGCGGCACCGCGTCGTTGTCGGCAGGTGTTACTATCAGGCGCGTCACGTTATAGTTAGCCGCCAGCTGATCGAGATCGCCACTTATCGCATAGGCCACCATGACCGCCTGCGCGGCCTCATTAATTCGCTGTAGCAGCAGGATTTCGCGGTAGGTGTTTTCCTGCAGTTGTTTGGTGATGGGTTCAGATTCCAGCTCAAGCGTGCGCCGCACCGCGTCCTGTTCATCTGCCGGATACAGGGCCACAAACGCTGCCTTACGTTCAGCAAGCAGCGATTCAAAATCAGGCACGTTCACGATCTGCGGCGCAGGTAGCCGGGAAAGGTCAATTGCTGCCATTGTCTGCTCCTGTTGGTACTGAAAGGGAAATAGGCGCGCCGTTAGTGCGTTTCCCGGTTAGCTCAACCACCATTGAGCCGTCAAAGCTGCTGCTGATAGTGATGGATTCCAGCGTAATCCGTGGCTCCCATCGGCTCAGGGCTACATAGACCGCAGACATGATCTGCAGGCGCAGCGCCGGGTTCTGCGGCTGGTCTATTAGGGCAGACAGCAGGGAGCCGTATTCGCGGCGGGCAATACGGCTCCCCTGCGGCGTCAGCAGAATATCCCGCACCGACTGGCGCAGATGGTCCGTGTCCGTGATGGCCTTGCCGTTGCTCTGGTTCATGCCGATATACAGCGTCATACCGGGCCTCCCGAGGTGTCGCCACCCTTCATGACTTTGATATGGGCATGGTCATCCACCACGATCCCGTTGGAACTCATCGCGCCGCCGCCCTGGGTGACGCCACCGTTAATCACGACTTCGCTGTTTATACGGGTGCTGTCAGCTTCCACAACAAACTCACCGGTTTTGAGAGTGATATTGTCAGCCGCCTCGATCACCATGGATTTGATACCTTTGACGTGCCAGCGCCCGGTGGCGGGTTCGTACTCAAACCAGCCCCCGTCCGGGTATTCCGTCACGCTGCCGTCCACTGAATCCGATGGAGGCGCAAATTGATTGGAGTAAATGGCGGGCAGCGCAAAAGCGGTTTCCAGATTGCCGCCCAGGCTCAGCAGTACCACCTGTTCATCCGGGGACGGACACCACCAGGTGCGACCGCCCCCGGCACGCAGTGTCAGCCAGTTAATCCAGTTGGTTTCAAGCTCGCCCACTTTTACCCGGCACAGCCAGTTCTCCCGGTCCACTTCGGTCACGGTGCCGGTGCGGATCAGGTTGGTGATAAGGCGCATGATTTCGGTCAGTTGTGCGTTCATAACAAGAGGTTGCCACCAATAACTTACGGTAGGCAGCGTGCGAAATTGTGCTAGCTGTAGCACAAAGGCTATGGCAAAGCTCTAAGGGGGAACATATAGACTTTAGATAATGCTTAATAGATATCCATCAAGACAGCCTCCTCAAATCATCTTTAATAAAAAACGTTCTCTTATCTTATCAATGAATAAAAATGACATTACCTCACACACTTTCCATTTAAGTTTTGACACCATTGATGTTTATTGACAACATACAGAGAAACACTCTAATAAGGGGAAAACCATGCCTAATGAAAATCTAGATATTGATTCAAGGACGACAGAACAGTTATACGAATGGTACTTACAAGGTAATTTGATAGTAAATAGACGCTATCAAAGAAAACTAGTATGGTCTCTTGAGGAAAAAACATCCTTAATATCATCCATGTTGCAGCAATATCCAATTCCGTTATTACTCTTCGTGACTATAAATGAGCAAAGAGAGATACTTGATGGTATGCAAAGGTTAGAAGCGATCATGAGTTTTATTGAGCAGAGGTTTTCTTTAAATAATCAATACTTTGATTTAGATTCCATTGCTCTAACTAAAGAATTAAAAGATAACGGGACTTTAATACAAAAGGAACCAATCCTGCCTCGTGATTCATCTGCAACTATTGCACGTTATAGATTTGCAATCTCAGAATACAGCTCCTCAAATGAAAACATTGACGAAGTTTTCAGGAGAATAAACTCTAATGGAAAAATCCTATCTAAGCAGGAATTACGAAGCGCAGGAACGGTAAGCAACTTCTCTGAACTTGTCAGATCCATCTCAACAGCTATTAGAGGCGATACTAGTCATACCGACGTTATGAACCTCAAACAAATGCACAAAATTTCCATTAGTAACGATAAGTTAGAGTATGGAGTAAATATTGACAATCATTTCTACATTAAACACCACGTTTTAACAAGACGAAGTATCCGTGATTCGGATGATGAAGAATTAATAGCTAATATTCTTGCTTATATCAGTTTAGAAGAAAAACCCACATCTGGCTCAACATCTCTCGATACGTTTTATGGTCAGGGCGATACTCCTCACGCTCAAGGCTTAAGACAGCAGCTAGAGTCTTATATTCAAACTAACAATGCCAATTCTCTTAAGCAGAATTTTATAGCAGTATATGAATTAATCACAACTTTATATGATGGCAGAAACGATACTTTTCGAAGCCATATATTAGGTGATGATAATACTTCTCAAGAGTGCCCTCGCTATTATCAAGCCGTTTTTTTAGCAATCTATGACCTTCTTTTTAATCAAAACATGCAATTGATTGATAAAAATGGATTATTTGAACAATTAAAAAATACTGGAAATACAGTAATTATTGTTACTGATGGGGGCCGCTGGGCTGCAAGCACTCGTGAAAAGAGCGTCAACGATCTTATTGCAATGATAAGTAGGTATTTCCAGCCTGCACCACAGAGATATGTTAATCACGCCTGGATAACCGAAATTCGTAACCTCCTCACAAATTCACGAACTGAACAACCAAGTTACGATTTTAAACAGGGTTTTTTCAAACTATCAGGCGGTAATGAATTTGATGATGGTTGTTTGAAAGGAATACTACAAACTTGCGTCGCTATAAACAATATAGGCAGAGACGCTAAAGGCTATATTTTGGTTGGCATAGCAGAAAATAAAGGCACTGCTGACAGGATTGAACAGCTATATGGAGTTAAAGCATTCGAATTTAATGGCTTTTATATCAATGGAATTGATCATGAAGCATCTATTTGCTCTGGAAGCATTGATGATTACTTTATGCTTTTAAAACAAAAAATCCAAAGCTATAACTTCACTGAAACACTCAAACAACAAATCTTAAGAAATGTTGAGTTTTGCTCTTATAATGGTTTGCACATACTTAAAATTTCAATTAAGAGCACAGGCGAAGTTTGTGATTTTGAAAATAGCTTTTATATTAGACAGGGTTCATCAACTGAATCCCTCACAGATGCACATAAGATATCCGCACTATTCAGATCTTATATGATTAGTTAAACTTAACTTATGAGAAGGTTAGCACGTTAGTGACCTTCTCATATTTTTTATTTAGATAACTCATCAATCAACAATGTAACAATAGCTTTTTTTGTTTCTTGTTTAATACCTAACAAAATTCTTCGTGGATACTTCACTATACAACCGTTTTTATTTACGCGATCCCTTAATCCGTAATGATGTACCCGTGCAATACGCTGCACCGAGCCGTCAAACTGCACGCTGGCAGAATCCTCACTGGTAGCGGTTTTCAGGTATTTGGTCGTGCGTAGCTTCGCAAACATCTGGCGCTTGATGCGCCCCTTCTTGCTGCGGGCCGTTACCCGGCGCGGCTCGTAGCCGCTCCCGTCCGGATTTCGCTGCAGCCTGATATTCTGCTGCTGACTGCGGCGCAATTCCTGCGCCAGTTGACGCATCATGCGGCTGCGGGCGGCAGGCTCCAGATTCGCCAGCAACGCCGCCAGCCAGTCATCCACCCTCTGCAGATCACTCATGCTTCACCGTCCACATTTCTTCCGGTACGTCCGGTTCTGGCACCGCCTCAACGCTCGACACGCCCCCGTCGGCGCTGACCAATACGCGCTCCGTCAGCTGCAGGTTCAGGCTGATATCGCACACATCATTGCGCAGAATATCCACGTCAAAAGTGAACAGCTTTTCGCGCAGTTCAGGGTTGTTGATTGCATCCAGCTGATTGTCCGTGAGCCAAAGCAGAACGGGGGCCATCAGCAGATTCTGGTCCCCGCTGAAATCCTCGATCACCACGTTCAGCGTGTAGCGGTACTCCCATGACATGGAGCTGACCCCGGTTGCCACCAGTGAGCCGTTATCCACAAACAGGTGCAGTTTGTCCGGGTTATTGCGGACATACGGCACCGCCTTATTCAGGGCGCTGCGTAAAGACTGCGGCTTGTTCACTGTCTCGCTCCTGACACGCAATTATCGTGTCCACTTTGTCAGCACACGCCGCCCAGGCGGCCTCTGTTTCATCCAGCACCGCATTCAGATCGCCGTTACTGCGCGGCGCTGACCTTTCCAGGCGGCACTGCGTCACTCTGGGACAGCCACTCACGGTAAGCTGCACCTCCGGCGAGGGCCGGACGCTCCCGCAGCCGGATAACATCAGCAGGCAAAGGAGTGTCAGCCCAACGGCGCAAATCCTCATTTTCACGTTTCAGTTCCTCTATCCGGTGCTGACGGTTGCGCAGCAGCGTGGAGGTCTGCTCCGCCGCCGCATAAAGCCGCGTCTGCTCCCGGCTGTTGGTTTCAGTCAGAATGGACAGGCCGATCAGCTGGCTGTTTTTCTTCGTCAGTTCCTGCGCTTTGCTTTTCAGCGCCGCGCCCTGCGTCTCGATGGTGAGGCTGGCATTGTTAAGCCGCCACGACTGCCAGCCCAGCGCCGCAAGAGTCAGCGCCAGCACTGCTACTAATGCCCGCGTCATACGCCTGCACCTATAAGGCACCAGTCCAGCTCCCGCGCGCGGCGGTTCTCCAGCCCTTTATTTTTCTTACCGTTGACGTAAACCCAGCGCGGGAGCTGATTGCACGCCTGCCACCACTGCTGGCGGTTGATGTAGGACACCATGGTGGATCGGCATATTGCGCCGGTGCCCACGTTGAATCCGATGCTTACCAGCGCATCGTAAACATGCTGCGGGGGCCTGACCTTCAGGCAGGCATCCAGCCTTTTTTCCGTGAGCAACACATTGCTGATTAACCCCTGCGCCGCCTGCCGTTCCGTGATGGTTTTGCCTGGCACTACGCCTGACGTATTGCCGATCCCGTCAGTCCAGACACCCGCGCTGCACTGGTAAGGCTGCAGGCGGCACCCCTCAAAATCAGCTAACAGCTTCAGCCCCTCGACGGAGGTATTCAGCGACTGGAAACCGGGCAGCGTGGCGGCGATAGCCAGCACCACCCCGACAAGGCAGCGTTTAACGATTGAAGGATTCATATTCCCCCCGCGTGATTTGCCCGTCGCGCAGCAGCTGGTAGGTTTTGTGCTTGTAGTACCAGTTGATAGCCAGCATCAGCACACCAATCAGCACGCCGCCAACCGTTGAAGCATCCTTAAGCGACAAATCGCCCAGCCATGCCAGCAAAACAGCGATGCAGTAAGTGATAAAGGCGCTGATTCGTTCAAGCGTCATAATTCAGTCCCATAGCTGGACGGTCTGCGCCGTGGTTGTCGCCGGAATGTCCGGCAGCTCCACCTGCAGCCCGTGCGGTAAAAAAGGGCCATACTCAGCCAGCCCCGGATTTGCCTGCAGAACCTGCTCGGTGACACCCTGCGTACGCCCGTAATGACGCCAGCAAAGCGCGTCCACCGTGTCATACTGGTGCGCACGCACTTTCATCAGATAAGCTCCACCGTGCAGTGCGGTGCATCCTGCACTCGGCTGATAGCCCAGCGGGCATCACGCCACAGATCGCCGCTGGCCTCCGACAGTTCCTCCCCTCGCTTCACCCCGGACGCCGTGGCGTCATAATCCTGGTAACGCTCATTGAGCACGGCGCGCGCCCAGCAATACACGGCGTTAAGGTAGTGCTGGATGCGCTCGCTTTTGCCGTCCAGCATTTCCGCCGGTACGCCAGCCAGATCCCGGTAGCCCAGCATCTGCTGGCGGTTGCGGAAGTCGTACAGCTCAGCGTTAACTTCGGAAATGGCTGTCAGCGCAACCTGCCTCAGACGGGGCTGCGTCACCGTGCCGTCAGTGCGCATCACACTGCGAAATTCTGACAGGTCCACGTCAGGCCAGAACGGCGTATTTTTAATAACGTCCGCCTGTTCCGGTGCCTGTTCTGGCGCAATAAACTGCATGCGGCTTTCTCCTGAAATAGTGGGCGGTGGACGGGGTTTTGATGTGGCAGTGCCTTTCGCCACCCCGTGCCGCCCGTGCGCGGGGCACGTTCGTTAGCGGCTGTCACTGCGCAATCTGCGCTCCAGCTGCTGCTTTTCTTTTTTCACGCCGCAGCGGGGATCGAGCTGCAGCGCATGGGTAAGGTGATTCAGGGCTGAAGCCGGGCTGCTTTCGGTCAGCAACGCGCCGATGGCTTTGTGCAGGCGCGCCCGGGACTGGTCCGGCATATCCTGATCGGTTGTCAGCTCCAGCGTCTGCAGGAGCAGATCGGCATCAAAACCGGTGGCGGCCAGCAGGGCGCTTTGTGCGGCGTCCGCCATTTCTTCCGCCAGAACGGTCTGTACGTTGCGGTTGCCCAGCGGCATCACCCAGCCATGGCGCAGTGCATGACGCCCGATTTCCAGCGCACCGGTATAATCACCGGCGTCGATACGCCACAGCATCACGTACATCAGCACGTCATCCTGCTGCGCACCTCCGGCAGCCAGCACGCCCTCCGCCCAGGCGGCATACTTCGGCAGCAGATCCACTTTGATTTCCGCCTTTTTCACGGTGGACTGAATGCCCTTAAGGCGGCGGCGGTCTTCTGCCAGCTGTAGCAGCATCAGGTCATAGCCGGACGCATGGCGAACACTGCCGCCCTCCCGGGCGGCCTGTTCGGCCTGAATGCGCAGGCGGTGCTGCCGTGCGGGACTCAGGCTCATGCGTTACTCCTCAGTTTCTGTTTCGGCGGGTTCTTCCACAGGCGCAGACTGCACCGCAGCTGGCTCGCTAAAATCACCGATAGTGATGTTTTCTACCAGGGCCGCGCAGCGATAGTCCTCAATCACATACGCTTCGTTGACGGACTCAAAGTTTTCGATCCGGTCACGTTTCGGGTTGTCGATAACAGAACGGCGGCGGGTGTCTTCCTGCCAGTAAATGGACAGGTTATCCAGACGGGTGATCAGCAGGGCATTCGCCGGGAAGAACGGCGCGCGCACCGCCTGCAGACCGCCCATGCGTTTCTGGCTGATAATCAGATCGGCGGCGATTTTCTCGCTGTTTTCCTGCTCTTTGTTGACCAGCGGGAAATACTTGTCGGACAGCAATTCGCGGCCACAGATAACAACCAGCTCGTCATCGTCCTGATAAACCACGTCGATCAGCTCGCTAACCGCATCCATCACCACGGCGTCCAGGTTGGTATAGTCGCCGCCCTTGCCCACCTTCACTGCGCCTGCAGTGGTGGTGCCGTCCTGGGTGGTGCTGCCCATTACATGGTCCGGCGCGTCTTCGCGGATTTTCTGCAGCCAGCCCTTATTCACGTCCTGCAGCAGCGGGTTTTCAGCGCGGTTGGAGGTTTTGGCACGCTTCACGCCGTTGAAGCCGATCATGATGCGGTCCAGCGCCTGGCGCTTGATGATGGCGTTACGGATACGCACCTGGAAGTCCTGGAATTTCGCCCATAGGTCCAGCTTTGCGTAGGTCAGCACCGTGTCAAAGTTGGTCTGTTCGCATTTATATTCCACGTCCTCCATCAGCATCGGATCGGTAGGTTCGCGATCTTTGGTCGTGGTGTCGGTGGTTCCGGCAATGGTGGAGCCAACACCCAGGCCAAGCAGCTGACCGGACTGCTCCGCAACCGGCGTGATGTTAATCAGCGTCAGAAAAGCGGCGGACTGCTGGATCTGGTCTTCCAGCGTCTGCTGCACGGACGGGTCCACGGTGAACTTGCTGGAAAGCTCTTCCACTTCCACGTTGTTCAGGCGCGCCAGCTGCTGCAGATAGGCGTTAAAGGCAAAGCGGGTATTCTTTTTCATCGGATTTTATGCTCCATCAGCAATTGGTCAGGGTGCCTGCCGGTGCGTCACCGCCGGGCGCGCGCTGGCGGTAATCTTTACGGCTGTCTTCACGGCTCAGCTGCTGCTGAAGCTCGGCAAAGGCGGACTGCTGCTCCTGCAGCGAAGTTTCAAGTTCAGAAATGCGCGCATCCTGATCGGACAGGGATTTATCAGTGCGCTCGCTCAGGTTCTGCTGCTCGGTGGCGACCAGCTCAACGGCTTTGTGCACGTCGGAAAAACGCGCATCATCGGTCTGCTCTTTTTTGGTGAACAGCGCGGTGACGCGGGCAAAGAGGGACGGCTTTTCATCCTGGGTTTCTTCCAGTTCGATCAGCGTTTCTTCGGCGGCGGTAAATAGGTTTTCAGGATTCTGCTTGCGGTTTGCCAGCGGGTTGAGCGCGGCGCTGGCGCTGAAGGTCAGCATTTCGGTGCCCAGGCTCGCCGGATCGTCAGTGGCGGCCAGGCCGACAAGGTAGGCTTTGCCGGTGTCGGCAAACTTCGGGCTGACTTCCATGGAGGTGAAAAGCTTCTGGCCTTTTTTGACCAGTTCAACGAGTGAGCTGGTCGGCTCCACGTCGGCATACAGCGCCATTTTGCCCTTCAGCGGGCCGTCCTGAATTTCTTCAGCAACCAGCCCCGTCACCCTGCCGTAGCGGTTAAAGGTGCTGTCCGGCAGATAGGACTTGATGTGCTCAAGGTTAATCAGCGCGGTGTAGACCGCCGGGTTGTAGCTGGCCGCCATCTGCTCCAGCCATTCACGCTGGATTTCGCGTCCGTCGGTGGTGGCACCTTCCACCCCGATACGAAAACGCTTTGTCTTCACTGTCATGAGCCGTGCTCCGTTAGAAAAAACTTACTGGAGCCTTATGGTTGCGGTGATGGGGGAAGTGAAACAACGCGCGGCGCTTGTACCGCCCGTCACACAAACCGCAGCCGGGGAAAGCTGCCGGGCAAGGCCGTATGTTTGGGCCATGAACACGACACTGACCCCCGCAGACCTCGATCCCCGTAGGCAGGCCATGCTGCTGTACTTTCAGGGATACCGCGTAGCCCGCATTGCTGAGATGCTGGGCGAGAAAGTTGCAACCGTTCACAGCTGGAAGAAGCGCGACAAGTGGGGCGACTATGGGCCGCTGGATCAGATGCAGCTCACCACCGCCGCGCGTTACTGCCAGCTCATTATGAAGGAGCAGAAAGAAGGGAAGGACTTCAAGGAAATTGACCTGCTGGCACGTCAGTCAGAGCGCCACGCACGGATCGGTAAATTCAACGATGGCGGGAACGAAGCTGACTTAAACCCGAACGTAGCCAACCGCAACAAAGGTCCGCGCCGTCAGCCTGAAAAGAACGTTTTCACCGACGAACAGATCGAGAAGCTGCAGGAGGTTTTCCACGGCTCGATGTTCGCCTACCAGCGCCACTGGTACGAGGCAGGCAACCGCCACCGTATCCGCAACCTGCTTAAATCGCGCCAGATTGGGGCAACCTTCTTTTTTGCCCGGGAGGCACTGATTGACGCCATTACTACCGGCCGTAACCAGATTTTCCTCTCAGCCAGCAAGGCGCAGGCCCACGTTTTCAAGCAGTACATCATCGACTTTGCAAAAGAGGTGGATGTAGAGCTGAAAGGCGACCCGATGACGCTCAGCAACGGCGCGTGCCTGTACTTCCTCGGCACCAACGCCCGCACGGCGCAGAGCTACCACGGCAACCTGTACCTGGATGAATATTTCTGGATACCGAAATTCCAGGAGCTGCGCAAGGTGGCATCCGGGATGGCCATTCACAAAAAATGGCGGCAGACCTACTTTTCCACACCGTCCAGCCTGACCCACAGCGCCTATCCGTTCTGGTCCGGCGCACTGTTCAACCGGGGCCGCGCCAAAGCGGACAAGGTGGATATTGACCTGACCCACAGCAATCTGGCCCCGGGCCTGCTCTGCCCGGACGGTCAGTACCGCCAGATCGTCACCGTGGAAGATGCGGTGCGCGGCGGCTGTAACCTTTTCGACCTCGACCAGCTGCGCATGGAGTACAGCCCGGACGAATACCAGAACCTGCTGATGTGCGAGTTTATTGACGATCTGGCGTCAGTGTTCCCGTTGAGCGAGCTGCAGGCCTGCATGGTGGACAGTTGGGAAGTCTGGTCCGATTTTCAGGCGCTGGCGCTGCGCCCGTTTGGCTGGCGCGAAGTCTGGATCGGCTATGACCCGGCGAAAGGTACGCAGAACGGCGACAGCGCCGGGTGCGTGGTCATGGCACCGCCCACGGTGCCGGGCGGCAAGTTCCGCATTCTTGAGCGGCACCAGTGGCGCGGGATGGACTTCCGCGCCCAGGCTGACGCGATCAAAAAGCTGACGCAGCAATACAACGTGACCTATATCGGCATTGACTCGACCGGCGTCGGCCACGGCGTGTATGAGAACGTGAAGGCGTTCTTCCCGGCGGTCCGGGAGTTTGTCTACAACCCCAATGTCAAAAACGCCCTGGTACTCAAGGCCTACGACATTATCAGCCACCGCCGCCTGGAGTTTGACGCCGGGCACACCGACATTGCGCAGTCCTTTATGGCTATCCGCCGTGCAACCACCGCCAGCGGGAACCGCCCCACCTACGAAGCCAGCCGCAGCGAAGAAGCCAGCCACGCAGACCTGGCCTGGGCAACGATGCACGCACTGTTTAACGAACCGCTGCAGGGCGAAGCCGCCAATACCAGCAACATTGTGGAGATTTTTTGATGGGCAAGAGGAATAAAAACCGCGCTGCAGCTAAACAGAGCGTTCAGCAGAGCAGCGGCGTATCTGCAGAAGCATTCAGCTTTGGCGACCCGATCCCGGTACTGGACCGCCGGGAGTTGCTGGATTATGTGGAGTGCGTGCAAATGGACCGCTGGTATGAGCCGCCGGTGAGTTTTGACGGGCTGGCGCGCACCTACCGCGCAGCGGTGCATCATAGCTCACCAATCTCAGTGAAGCGCAACATTCTGACCAGCACCTTTATTCCGCATCCGCTGCTGAGTCAGCAGGCGTTCAGCCGCTTTGTGCAGGACTATCTTGTATTCGGTAATGCCTATCTGGAAAAGCGCACCAACCGGCTCGGCGGCATTCTGTCGCTTGAGCCGTCACTGGCGAAATACACCCGCCGGGGAGTAGATCTGGATACCTACTGGTTTGTGCAGTACGGCATGACCACACAGCCGTATGAGTTCACCAGAGGCAGTATCTTTCACCTGATGGAGCCGGATTTAAACCAGGAGATTTACGGCCTGCCGGAATACCTGTCCGCCATCCCATCTGCCCTGCTGAATGAGTCCGCCACCTTGTTCCGCCGGAAGTATTATATCAATGGTAGCCATGCGGGATTCATCATGTACATGACCGACGCAGCACAGAACCAGGAGGATGTGAACAACATCCGCCAGGCCATGAAAAGCGCCAAAGGGCCGGGCAACTTCCGCAACCTGTTTATGTACTCTCCGAACGGCAAGAAAGACGGAATTCAGATCATCCCATTGTCAGAGGTCGCAGCAAAGGATGAGTTTCTGAACATCAAGAACGTAAGCAGGGACGACATGATGGCAGCGCACCGCGTTCCGCCGCAGATGATGGGGATTATGCCGAGCAATGTTGGGGGATTTGGGGATGTAGAGAAGGCCAGCCGTGTATTCGTTCGGAATGAACTTATGCCGCTTCAGAGACGCTTTGAGGAGCTAAATAAATGGTTGGGAAAAAATGTGATAGAATTCACGAATTACGAATTACCGCTCGATTAGTTTCCCTACAGCCGCAGAATCTGCGGCTTTTCTTTTATCGTTATCGTGATATGTTTGATACATGGACATCACACTGAATCTGAAAATGAAAAAGGATAAAGCATTAGATTTTTACGAAAAACTTTATTTCTCAGAAATTGAGAATAAAGACAAGATACATACTCGCGCTCAAGCTGAATTCGGGTTAGTTGTCATTACTGCAACTATACTCACTTATCTCGCCAAAAACACATCTTATGAATCCCACCCATGGCTAGCTTGCCTAGTATTTTTATGTACCGCAATTTCCTTTAGTTTAGTTCTTGTATCATCAATTCTGTTGAAACAAGTCATATGGGGAAACGAATTTAAGTATTGCCCTGCACCTAAAGCATTGCATGATCATCACATGGAACTAATTACTTACGAAGTAACATATAAAAAATATTGCGATGACAATGGACTTACATACGATGAAAGTCATAACCCCGATAATAAACTTTGGGAGTTTATTCATAAAGAAATCAGAGAGTGTGCTAGCTGGAACAGTAATACTAATGAGGAACGATCCAGCAAACTATTTGAGTCAACAAAGTATCTTGTCTGGTCATGGATTCCAATTATCGCAGCAGTCGTCATATTTCTTTTAGCTGATTTAGATGCAGCATCACCACGGAAACAAAACGACTCTAAATATTTGATAATACCTATTGAAAATGTAAGGAGAATTTAATGACAAAACCGTTACCACCACCTCCTCCTCAGCCTACTCCACCCGCAAGAAGGATCGTTATTGAAGATGATTCAAAAGCAAGGCAACTACGAAGAGATAGAAAGGACAATAAAAATGACCGAACACAAAAATCCTAAAAAAAATGAAGCACCACCCCCACCACCACCACCACCTAAACCGCCAATCACTCGGTTGGTTAGAGAAAGCTACGGCGATGATCCAAAAAACAGGAAAAACAAAAATGACCAAAAATGAGAAATCTAATTTACCGCCACCACCACCTCCACCCAACAAACCGCCTACCCGCCAAGTATTCGATCACGATGATACGAAGAAGAAATCAAAAAGATAAGTAGGTTAAGGAAGTCATACAGGTTATGTAATCGAAGCGCCTAGTAGCATTCAACCAGGCGCTTTTTATTGTATCCATTTTCCTCTCACTGCCTAAAGCTAATATCCCCCGAAGGTCGACAAAGTTTTTTGTATATAACCCGATTGCGCGCGCTCGTATCCCCGCCACGCCTGCCCGCTTTAGGTAGTGGTTTTCATGCAGGTGCATGATATACGTAAAAGCCCGCCACTACTGGCGGGCTTACGTCAAAACGATCTTCAAACGATCATGCATTCTCATGCAGCATAGTCATGCACTGACGAGAGATGTGCATGCACGTATTCACATGATCGATTGAAAAACGCAGATGAACTGAAAAAGCTTAAGGTCTGCTGTGAGCGAGAAGCGGACACTGCCTGGCGATGGGCTATGACGCCTCACACGTGTATGAGTACAATAAATCCACCTACTGAGATAACTCTTACAGCTTTGAGTAATTTATATAACGGCAATCTAAGAATTATAAATAAGTATTTATAGTGTCATTCAGCGCCTTTAAAAAGGATCGCTATTTGACAGGCAATCCATTGCCAAGTAATAGTATTTGTTAGTTGATAAAATGCATTCTGATGATTAAAATTTATGTCGGTAATTTTTATAGATAGTATATTATTTATTTGCGGCGGAAAAGCACCATTCCCGCGTGATGAAGCTCGTCATTACTGACAAAAGTTCCATCAGCTGTAAAACCGGTATCGTCCTGATAGTAGATCCTGTTTTCACGAATGTCGTAGTCGCCCTGATAAGCATTGTATTTTGCGCCTCGTGCTTCATTGTAACGCCCATTTGGTAAAAGCTCATGGCGAATGTACCCATCTTCGGTAATCCAGAGGCCTGTATAAGTATGCTGTTTTTTCATGTGTTTCCTGATGTCATGTATGCGTATCAGAGATAAATTGTTGTATTAGCGTGTGGTTTCACGACTCATTTTGAGCAATTCCGGTCAAGAGAAATTCCAAGCGCATATGAGATTGTTATTTTTTATTAACAGGGGTTAACTCTGCCGTCATATAAACCCTGTTTTTAAAAGAAGCCCCAAGAATTTCATATGATTTCCCCTCTTTAGTTGCCAGTGTGAGAATTTTTTTCTCAGCGCCCTCGATGGTTGAATCGACTGCCGTAACAATCTGGGCCATAGTGCTGAAAGATGATAAAAAGAGAATTGTTGCTACAGTCAAGCGATGGATATTATTCATAGTGATTTTCCTGTCAATGGATAAGAGATGATTTTTAAAAAGTGGGAATAAAATAATTTAAATTTATTCCCAGTGCCAGTTTGGTTTTTGTAATTAATACAGTGTTATTGTCGGTTAAGAATGACGTAATGAATTAAAAATTGTCATGCAATTTATCATGTCATCAGCAGTTCTTATTCCAGAGGCATTAAATAAATAATGATCGCAGATACTTACTTCGTCCCGCTGTCATACGCTTCAGTTTGCGGATGCTGTCGGTCTGATGGTTATTTCTGTTGTATCAACGCTTTCCGGAGCCTCAATGACATGTCGTACGGCACGGGCAATATCAGCGGGTTTAAGTGCAACAGAACGGTATGCATCCATCACCGCCATGGTTTCCGCATGGGTGATGGTTGAGGCGAGTTCACTTTCTACAACGCCGGGATTAACGCAGGTCACGCGGATTTTCGAGCTTTCCTGCCGTAAACCATCGGAAATAGCGCGTACTGCGAACTTAGAGGCGCAATAGACGGCGGCTGTAGGCACAACTGAAAGGGCACCGATAGAGCCAAGGTTGATTATCTGACCAGAACCCTGAGCTTCCATCACTGGAAGCACAGCCCCAATCCCCCACAGCACGCCCTTGATGTTAACGTCAATCGTACGTTCCCATTCATCCTGTTTACCGGCCGCAAGCGGCGAAAGTGGCATGATGCCCGCATTGTTAATCAGAACGTCAACACGCCCCCACGTATCAAGCGCTGACTGCACAAACTGAGCCATGGACAGTCGGTTTGTGACATCCAGCTCCCGCGCTTCAGTAATACCGCCGGTGCTGCGGATTTCTGCGGCTATGGCTTCGATACGATCCAGTCTGCGTGCCCCTAATAGCACCTTCGCGCCTGCATTTCCAAGCTCTCTGGCAATACCTTCCCCAATGCCACTTGACGCGCCGGTAATTAATATAACTTTATCCATGATGTGCTCCTTCAGTTGAGTTCAGAGAGATGATAGAACTTTGTGATTAGTTCCAGTATCCTGCTTTCACTGGACTCAGTAGTTAGCAGAGCTAAACAATGAAAATTGATCTCAATCTTTTACCTGTTTTTATTGCGGTTGCTGAAGAACGTAATTTCACCACAGCCGCAGCCCGGCTGGGAGTTACACGCTCGGCGGTTAGTCAGGGAATAAGGCGGCTTGAGGATGCTTTCGGCACAATGCTGGTAATGCGGACAACACGTTCAGTAAACCTGACTGAAGCGGGAGAACAACTGCGTACATCCCTGTCATTACCTTTATCCAGCATTGAAGCTGCGTTCGAAGAGATTGCATCCGACAGTACGCCACGTGGACTTCTGAGGATCGCGGTAACCTCCATAGCTGAAGAGTTTCTTTCAGGTCCGCTGATCGCCTCGTTTGCGGCTGCTAATCCAGCCGTGACGATCGACATTGTCGTGACAGATGAGGAATTTGATATTGTGGCCGCTGGTTATGATGCTGGCGTAAGGCTCGGAGATGTGATCGAGAAGGATATGATTGCCGTCCCGCTTACAGAAAAGCAACGTGAAATGGTGGTTGCGTCCCCATCCTATCTCACAGCTAATAGCGCCCCTCTTCACCCGCGTGAGCTTGTGTATCATCAGTGTATCGGCTGGCGTCCTTCCCCGGATGTTGCTCCTTATCGCTGGGAATTTGAGGAGAACGGGAGAGCTTTCGACGTGGCGGTAGAACCGCGAATAACAACTAATGACCTGCGTCTCATGCTGAGGCTGGCTCTTGCCGGTGGAGGTATAACATTTGCCCCTGAGGAAACATTCAGGCCGTATATTGAAAATGGTCAACTTGTTTCAATGCTTGATGATTTTCTTCCCCATTTTCCTGGCTTTTATCTGTATTTTCCTCAACGCCGGAATATAGCGCCAAAACTACGCGCCCTAATCGAACATGTCAGGCAATGGCGGCAACCGTATGCTTAATGGTAAGCGCTAAATACTTTGTAACGTAAACCAGTTTTCTGAGGACTGACTCATTTAGTTAGTTGTTATGTCCGCTTCTGGTACAAAGCGGACGACCATAATTCAAATGACCGTCGCACCTAACGCCTCGTTTCACTTGTTGTTCAACCTTCCCCCCATCAGAATTAATTCTTTCGGGGGCAACGTTCAGTGTAACCAGCTGTCGTCTTCCCAGACCTGCTGCAGAATTTCCATTACACGTTCCTTATCTTCAGCCTGTTTTACCCCGCTAAGTTCAATGCCATTGGCACTGCCTTTGCGGATTCGGATAGCTGTTTTTGGGTAGAGGGAGCGCAAGTTTCGGTAAAGCTCGGATTCAAGTGCTTCTAACAGCGCCTGGCTAATTTTCTGCTCTTTATCGATCATTATTTCAATGCGCATTGATTTTCCCCTAACTGGTAGCGTCCATTGTGCGGCTGTATTCATGGTTGCGAATTTTCGCCATCAGCTCGTTAGTCAGCTCAGAAACCCACTGGATAGCCAGCCGCTTTTCTTCTTCGCTGCACTCGCTTGCCGCTACCAGTTTTATGAAAAAATCAATGCGCTGAAGTTTCAATGACTCCAAAAGATAATCCTGCATTTTCCCTCCTATTACGGCCACTCACACAATATAACTGTATGTATATACACTGTTTATATATACAGTATAATACCAATTTCTAAATGTAAAACGCTTTTTTGGCGTTCAATAAGAAAGCCCTGACATGAGTCAAAAACAGGAAATTTTTTTGGTTGGTCAGTAATACTGCCGCCACTTATCATCCTCACGCAGCCGCCCGTTCTGGTAAAAGATGCGTAACCCGCCCCCTGACGGAAGGCTGCCACCGCGTACAAGTAAATTAACCTCGTATTCACTGCCATCGAACCCTCTGGACTGCAGTTCATACTCAAGCTGAAGGCGCTGCTGATCCGAAATGTTCTGTTTATATTCCTTTTTCCGCTTCGGTTTAACGAGCCTCAGCCTTGCGGTCAGCTCACGGCGTTCTTTCCGGCCCATGCTGTGCAGGTACTCATGCAGCTCCTTGTCATTCATGGATTTAATCTCAGGTAGATCCCCCCCTGTTTGGTTCAAATTTTCAACAGGGGGACAGTTATTGCCACGAGTCCAAGGGGCGCAAGCGCCCTGGTCGGCTGTCGCCTCCTGAAGGTCAACGGCTTTACGAACCATTTTCCACTTCACTGCATGAGTGCAGATCCGGCCCTCAATGATCGGGGACCAGATGCCATAAATACGAACACCATGATCGCCGTAGGCGCTCGGCTCGTCGTTCAGCTCATAGGCAGTTCTGACAAGGTGATGCTTACGGGGAACCAGGACGCCGCCCTGCTTCATGATGTAGGTGGCAAAACAGCCAGCATCAGCTGCAGCCAGCACCGCATCCAGACGCGGGTTTTCCAGTACCGGCGCGCCTGCCTTCTTGTCACCCTGCGCCCTAGCGGCCTGACCAGCCAGCAAGCGCAGCTCGCGGTATGCTTGACGGCCAGGGATACCAAAGAAACGGAATTGCTGAACACGGTGCAGCGAAGCCCAGGCGTTTACGTTCTCAGCGTTATCGCGCAGTGATCTGCCTGTTTCTTTACTGATTTCCTGCGCCAGCCCGCGCCCGTCGATATTCTTGCTGATGTACTTAGCGATATAGCTGGTCGGTGTACCCTTGCGCGGGTTGATAAGCTCAGACTTGAAGCGCGGCCCGGTATTGTTGCCCAGCTCCTCCCGGTCCTCACGAATGGCGAATTTACGCAGCAGCGCGGTGATGGATTTACGGTCTTTTTTGCGCATGAAGCACAGCAGATGCCAGTGCACGGTGCCGTCATGGTGTGGCTCGGCAACGCGGACGCCATACCAGCGCAGCCCGGCTTTGTGCATCGCCTTACGGAAGGCGGCGAACATATTCACCAGGTAATCGCTGCTCTGCCGGACCGTGGCACTGGTCCATTTCGGGTTAGGCCTGCCGTTATTGAGCGTCGCGTGAAAGCGTGACGGGCAAGTGATGGTATAGAACACGGCGCATTCGCCACGCATTTCTGCGATAAGCTCCAGCCCCTTAACACAGGCCATCATTTCGTTGCGCCGGTGCGCCGGATTGCTGCTACTGGCGTTTACCACCTCTTCCATATCCAGCGTGTCACCTTCGGCGTTAACCAGCTCATGCGAGCGGAAAAACTCCAGTGATTTGCGGCGCTGTTCGCGTTTGTGGATCACAGCTTCATAGCTGACATACGGGGACGCCTTTTTGTTAACCAGGCAAACAGCACGCAGCTGCTCCTCCCGCCATTCACACCGCATCTGCCACAGCTTGCGATACCACCAGTCCGCACAAAGCATGCGGGCCAGTGAACCCGGAATAAGTTCATACGGGACCGGGTTGCGGCGGTTCTTTTTACGGCGCAGCTGTTCAAATGCAGGCGGTATAACATCAAGGCGAATAGCTTCAGCGGCGACCCTTTCCCATGACCGGCGGATCTCTTCCGGCGTAACGTCATCATCCGTAAACAGCTCACCGCAGGCAGTATCCAGACACATGCTCATATGTGCGGCTACCAAGGTGGATAACCGATTGACCTGCTCCTGATTCATTTCTGGCAGAACCAGCAAGCCCTCCATCCCGTCCTGGCTCGCCATAAAACGGAAGGAGGCGGAAACCTGACTGATGCGCACTTGCTCCAGCCGTTCAAGACACGGCCTGATGGTTTCCCGCAGATAACGGGAATATGCCTTTGGTTTACCCAGGCTCTGGAAATATTTAATCCTTTCGAGCAGAGGCTTACTGATGTGCGCCGGTTGGGCGCTCACGTCAGCAATAATGACCAGATCGGGATTGAATTGCTGCTGTTCGCGGGCCATTTTGGCGCGGCTTATCAGCTGGTCCTGCTCCATTTCTCGCTGAACAGGATCACGGGATTCATTGTAGAAATAGCGCTCCCAGACCTCATTACTCAGGGCCTCGCGGCGCAGCTGTTCCTGCTCGTTATCCGCAGCATAGAGAGTAATCAGGTTTGAAAGCTCAGAACCCGGCGTAACTTCCGCCGGGTACAGATAGGGGTTAATCGCCTTTTTAGGTGCATTCCAGGTAAAAGCAGCGGCGGAATCATCTGCGCCGCCGTGCTTTTTAACTTCGTGATGACTCACGCGCGCACCTCATGCACGACAGAGTAATCAGGGCCGCCTGCTGGATCAAAGCCAGCCCATACTTTCGGGTTGAGTACAGCAATCAGTTCGTCTGCAGTTTTCCCTTTGCCTGCAGCAACACCGATGCTGCGTTTTACGTTAATGCGGTCATGAGTGAAATTGCGATACAGGGAACGAGTCAGGAAAGTGTCGCTGTTCGAAACGATGACCGGATGGCCTTCTGATGCACGGCGCTCAAGAATAGAGGCCAGATGATACTGATCGTCCTCAGTAAAACCGGCAGTGTGATAGCCACTGAAAGTACCGTCATAAGGCGGATCGCAATAAATAACATCCCCAGGCACCAACAATGCCAAAGTTTCGTCATAGCTGGCGCAAATGAACGTGGCGCGGGTAGCTTTTTCAGCAAAAGCGCGTATTTCATTTTCAGGAAAATACGGTTTTTTATAATTACCGTAAGGGGCGTTAAACTCACCCTTTTTGTTATAACGGCAAAGGCCACGGTAACAGTGGCGATTTAAGAATAAAAACAGCGGCGCGCGCCATTCAGGGTCTTTATCGTGATTGAATGAATCCCGGCTATCATAATAACCATCTTCACTATTGAATATTTTAAACAGGTGTTTGGCACGCTCAATAAAATCTGATGCGTTTGTAGCTATCTCCCGATAAAGATTTATTAAATCAGGGTTAATATCTGCGACAAGATAATGAGGATAGTCTGTCGCCATCATCACAGCGCATGAACCCGCGAAAGGTTCAACCAGTCGCGGGCCAGCAGGAAGGTGCTTAATCAGTTCCGGCATGATGGCGGTTTTATTTCCCGCCCATTTCAGGATAGTGCTCATACAGCACCTCCGTTGTAGTGTTTGCCTTTCAGCTCTGCGATTTCCTGACAAGTGACGCAGCACTGCACGCCCGGAATGGCACGGCGGCGAGCTGGCGGGATCGGTGCATCGCAATCAATGCAGAGAACACGGGAAACGCCCGGCGCTTTATTGCGGGCGGTATGGATGTGGCGTTGGCGTTCTTCTTCAACGCGCTGCTGTACGAGATCCATTGAATCGGCCATTAGTGGATCTCCTGCGCTTCGTTCTGAATTTTCACAGCCTCTTCACGAAGGAGCTCAGCCGCTTCTGCATAGTTCAGCTGGCGGGATGTAATACGGGCAGCGATGGATTCCATGCGGGCCGCCATTACATCGGCACGGCCACGGCGTTCTTCTTTGCGCGCTTCAATCAGCATCTGGTTCAGGCCAGCATCATCTGGTCCGGTTTTAGTGGTGCGGGTTTCGATATATCGCATATTCATTACTCCTGAATTTGGGCAAAAGAATGCCCGGCGGGTTTACGCCATTAATTTCTGTTGTGGGTTAATTCGGCATGGTTAGCCGTTTGGGAAATAAGCTCACCACTGCACGAAAATGATTCATTGCTTTAACCAGTTCCCGCTTTTCGTCAGTAGTCAGATCACTAATATTGACGCCGTGACGTTCTGCCGGAATTTTTGCCATAAAGAATATGGCTGCCAGTGCCCGCTCATTTTGTTTATGGTTTATATCGCGGTGATCGCGCATATCTTTAATAAACCTTTCAAGCTCTGGCTCAATATTCAGACCAAACACATTCGCCCTTAACTCCGCTATGCGGTTCAACCCTTCCAGACGTTGACCCGGGCTTAATGGAACAGTCGCCGCAGCGCCTTCAATAGCCATGGTTTCCCCTGTTTGGTAGTGGTCAGTCCTGCCAGCAGTTCGTCCTGAGAGCGGGACGGGTGCCAGCGTTTACCATCTTTCCCGATAATCCAGCCATGTCCGCAGTGCATTGCCGGGCTTTGTTTTACTAAAAGTGATGCGAATGAAGGCTCTTTAGTCAGCATGATCACCTCAGATGATGCCGAACGAAGCGCCAAGGCCCGTAACGGTGTCCATTGCGCTAGCCATCGCCGGGTTTGCCTGCAGGCGTGCTTGCATGGAAATTGCGGCCAGCGCCATTAGTCGCGTAACTGAATTGATACTGGTGATCGCGTCACGGCGGCCGTTAGCGGTTTTCACTTCACCAGATACAGCACCGGCAGCAACACGCCCGATCTCCGCTGTTGCACTCATTACGTAATGCGGCAGTTTCTCTTTTGCTACTTCATTCAGCGGCACGCATGGCAGGCAGTGAATTTGTGCCAGGAATCCGTCAACCAGGGTTGAGTCCTCAGTCAGATCGGTAAGCAACCAGATTTCTGGTGGTGTGAGTTGATGCGGTTGGTCCGGGTTCAGCTTATTGCGCAGCGTCTGGACGTTCATTCCCGCGCGTTCTGCCAGCTTCGCCATGTTGTGACTCAGCGCGAAAGCCCTGCAGGCCTCGTCGAAATGTGGATGTTTGGAAATGCGATAATCAAACATGATGGAAATCCTTTTGTATCCCAAAATGGAACTATCAGGCTTGCATTGTGACTTCGCAGCCCTGAGCTGCTTCCATCGTTAACGCGAACATGTTGATTTCGATGAGGCTGTTAACTCCTGCTTTTTTCCTGATAGGCAGGCGGTTTTCACGGATCATCTGGCGGGCATAGCTGGGCTTGTAACCGGTACGGCGGCAGAACTCATCCAAGGTAATGAATGGTTCAGACACCACAAGATTGATGCTAGGGCGCATTGATAATTGGCGATTCATGATGCACTATTCCTCGGTTTGGGTGACGAACTCACTATTCGGCACTGTTTTACACTATTCACAACATCTTGAATCGAGATATTAGGATCACCAAATGAACATGTCAACACGCAAATTAACGAATGAAGATGACATCACCCTGATTCGAGATTGCATATCACAAAACAGAGGCGGGAAAGAGGTCATTGCTCGTATCCTTGAAGCCTATGGTTTTAACACCCGCATTTCCCTCTGCAACCAGCTTGGCGTCTCACAAAGCACCATGGCTAACAGGTATGCACGCGACACCTTTCCTGCTGATTGGGTGATTGTCTGCCATCTTGAAACGGGAGCGTCATTAATCTGGCTGAGTACAGGCGTGGGAAGTAAGTTCGTTGATGGTCGTGACGATAAAACCGTACACCTTAAGCACATAGACATCACAAATGGGAACGTTACAACCCAAAACGATTTAATTGCAGATGTTTCAACCATCCCTGAAGGTCTGTCGTCACCGTTCATATTGACCGCTGACAAAACAACCTATCTGGCTGATCGCTATGACGGGGAGTTAGTTGATGGTTTTTGGTTTATTGAAATTGATGGGATTGTGAGTGTACGCGAACTTTATAGATTCCCTGGCGGGCGCGTGCGAATTGAAAACGGCAAAGCCTCTTTCGAATGCCCGATCGATGACATCAAAATCCTAGGCAAAATTATCAATCGTACTCAGAGTCTCTAATTTATGGCCGTATCAAAACTACCCAATGGAAAGTGGCAGGCTCAGGTTTTCCCGAACGGTAGGGACGGGCGGCGTATACGCCGCCAGTTCGCCACTAAAGGGGAAGCCCTGGCATTTGAGCGGCACGTTAAAGAACAATCCGAGGATAAGCCCTGGCTGGGCGAGAAAGCGGACAAGCGGCGCGTTAGGGATTTAGTAACATCTTGGTATAACGCGCACGGCGTAACACTTGCAGATGGTGAGAAGCGAAAAAGCGCCATGGAGTTTGCCTGCCTCGCCATGGGTGATCCGCTCGCTACTGAATTTAACGCAAAGCTGTTCTCTACTTATCGTGAACAACGTTTAAGCGGAAAAATAACGCGCTCTGACCGAGTGAAGACCGTAACCCCTCGAACAGTAAACCTTGAGCTGGCTTATTTCCGGGCTATGTTCAACGAACTGAAACGACTGGATGACTGGACCGCGCCCAACCCTCTTGAAAACGTCAGAGAGTTCAAAATTGCTGAGGTGGAGCTGGCCTGGCTGACGGTTGAAGAGGCAACACGTTTGCTTGAGGAATGCGAGAAAAGTAAAGCGGAAGATTTGACCACCATCGTTAAGATTTGCCTGGCAACCGGCGCGCGGTGGGGAGAGGCTGAGAATTTAACGGGCAAGCAGATCAGCCCGGGCAAGATCACTTTCATTAAAACGAAAGGCAAAAAGAACCGCGCAGTACCAATCAGCGATGAACTTTATAAATTGCTTCCCGAAAAGCGAACATCAAAGCCCATATTCACTGGCTGCTATTCTGCCTTCAGGGGAGCAATCAAGCGCGCGGGGATCGAGTTGCCAGATGGGCAGCTGTCGCACGTATTAAGACATACTTTTGCCAGCCATTTTATGATGCGCGGCGGCAATATTTTGGTACTCCAGCGCATCCTGGGTCATACGGATATTAAGGTGACTATGCGCTATGCGCACTTTGCGCCCGACCATCTCACAGAGGCCGTCACGCTCAACCCTCTTAACCTGATTAGTGGCAGCAAAATGGCAGCAGAGCCAAACACTATGCGGTACTTTTCCACAATATACGAACTTCTATGTGCCTGA